TCAAGACCATTCGGGACTACGACGGCGCTGACATACCCATCTGGGTCATCGACCGCAAGAAGCGTCATATACTCGTGTCGAACCTGATCGCGGCCATCGAGGGAAGGAAGCCCTTCCCCTGCTACGTCGTTGTGCACTACGAGGCTCTTCGCCTTATGGATGAGCTGAAGCAGATCGAGTGGTTCCACGTCATTGCCGACGAGTGCCACCGCATTAAGAATCGCTCGGCACAACAGACACGTGCGCTGAAGGCCCTGAAGACTAAGTACAAGACGGGCATCAGCGGGACCCCTGCGGACGATAAGCCACAGGACATCTGGAGCATACTCAACTGGCTCTCGCCCAAGGAGTTCAGGTCGTACTGGAAGTTCGTCAAGGACTGTTGTGTCTTCGAGGACGAAAACCTCCAGATGGCGAAGTACGGCAGAGCCTTCAAGAAGATCGTCGATGTGAATCCCGAAGGCGCCGCTAAGATGCTCGAGACCATTCGGCCTTGGTACCTTCGCAGGAAGAAGTCCGAAGTCGGCATTGATCTGCCGGAAAAGACGTACACCGAGATACTCGTCGACTTGTCATCGACACAACGCAAAGCTTACGACCAGATGCGCAAGGACATGATTGCTTGGGTCGGCGAGCACAAGGATCAACCACTTGTTGCAGGGGCAGTGGTTGCTCAGCTCGTCCGACTCCAACAATTCGCGCTAGCCTCTGTGGAATTCGAAGACGCGAGCCCCGTGTTTCCATTCCACGGCGAGGGGCAGGGATCCAGAGCAGGCAAGGTCGTTCTAGTCGATCCGTCGGTCAAGCTCGACGAGCTGGAAGAGATCATCGATGGCAACCCCAACGAGCAGGTTGTCGTCTTCAGTCAGTCGAGAGGTATATGTCACCTCGCCGTACGACGGCTCACAGCGAAGGGGATCATTGCTCAACCCTATACAGGCGCAGTTAGCCAGAACGAGCGCGACCTCTATGAGGCAGATTTCCAGAGGGGCTACATTCAGGTACTCTGCGGAACCATAGCAGCGGGTGGCGAGAGCATTACGTTGCATAGGGCGTCTACCGTTATCTTCCTCGACCGTCACTGGAATCCGACGAGGAACAAGCAGGCTGAAGACCGCGTGCATCGTATCGGTCAGGTACACCCAGTTCAGATCATAGACATTATGGCCAGAGACACCGTAGATCTCGGACGCAAGACTCGCATAGCTAGCAAGTGGTCGGCTCTCCAGATCATCCTAGGTGACAAGGTCGACATCGAGGCCTACGACAGGAGCGTACTCTGATGATTGACAAGAACTGCATCGACATCTTCGAGCGTCTCCGACCGATGTGCTACGATGCTCTAGAGCGGCTCAGCTTCGGTCTGACGATCGTGAGCCGTGAGATGGTCTTCGTTCCGCGAATCCCGACGTCTATAGGGCCGATGCCAGGCTTCGGATGTATCTACCAGGCACGTGGCTCTCTAATAGGTACAGAGAACTACGTCGCCAACATGTCAGTCTTCACCAATCCATTCGTGACGCAGGAAGCTATAGACATAGCGATCTCGGAGGGTTGCGAGATCCTACGCAATCAGCGTCAGGCACAGACCACTATCGCCAACGGAGGGAGGTGAGCATGAATCACATGTACATGAGCCCCACTCTTGACGGAACGGTTGTCATCAAGAGCGCTGCAAAGGGCTCGATGACTCTAGGTCCTTACCTAGTTCACCCGCATCCTCACGGCGTCAGTGCTAGCTGCACGGCGCTTGGTCATCGTCTCTTCGTCAAAGGCGAGGAGGTACCAGTCACTGATCAGGAGATAGCGGCATGGCAAGGGTCGTAATGCTGAACTTCGACGACAACGAAGCAGCGGAGCAGTTTGTCATCGCGATTCAGAAGTCGCAGGGTGGCAGCTGGCAACTCAACGTAACAGATATCAACACCGTAGGCATGGTAGCTTGTGCCTACAGCAAAGTCGTGGCCGTTGTAGCAAGGCCAACCGTCTGGTGTCGATGCAGGATTGTACCCAGGGGAAGGGGTACGGTCAAAACCAAATTCGACAACGCATTCGAGCGCTGGACACGTACCGAGCGGTTCGGATGGTACGTTCATAGTCGGTGCAAGAGGCCAAACTACTTCGTAGTTCGCGACTACATGCGAAACATCCTGGTCAGCGCAGGTAATAACCTGCTCCAGGAGCTTCTTGATCGCATCGAGGAGGAAGAGGAAAGTGGCAAAGTCCAGGACGTCGAGCCAGTCGACGTCGAGTCAGCCAACGCCGAGCCAGCCGGGACTGGTGGCGTACAACCTGAGCACGAAGCGTCTATACAAGAATGACGAGCTTCACCCCGACGGCCTCACCAACGGCAGCGGCAAGCACGAGATCAAGGTCAGCATCGTCTTCGACGGCGGCTACTCGGAGCAGGCTCAGATGCTCGAGGCCAAGATCCGAGAGCTCATCGAAGACGAGAGCCTCGTTCCTTGGTCACCTGCGTTCCTCGACGCAGAGGAGCCCATCAGCTTGGTGCCGTAAAACATCGTAAAAGTATACTCTTGTGTTCCTCTTATGAACCGAGATATAATTATCTTAGATGCCCGAAAGAGGAAGCCCATGCGAGTTCCTGAGCTAGTGCACGAGATTCATACAACAGAACTTCGCTCCTTCCGAGGATGTCGTAGGCGTTGGCACTGGTCCTTCGGACTCGATCTGCAGCCTGCAAGAACTCTGTCGGTGTTCGAGTTCGGCATCGCTTTCCACCGCGGAATGGAAGCGATGTACAATCCAGAGACATGGGGAGCCCCTCGGCAGCTGATCGCTCAGTTTGCCGAGGCGGCTTTCTTTGACGAAGCACAACGACAGAGGAAGGCATTCTACGCCCTTCAAGATCGAGGCCTAGGCGACGACGAGGAGCGCGACTACGACGAGCAGGTGAAGCTCGGTCGTGGGATGATTAACTGGTACGTAATGAATCATCTTCCTGTCGCAGAGTTCGTACCCGTTTACGTCGAGGTCAAGTTCCAAGTCCCGATCGAAGACGAGCAGGGTAGGCAACTCTACTGCAAGTGTGACAAGTGCTGGGCTAAGTTTGCAGCCTGGTATTTGTCGCAAACAGAAGGCTCCTTCAACCCTAACAAGCACCTCGAACCAGTAAGGCGCAACGAATGGATCGGACTACCTGTTGTCTACGAGGGAAGAATAGACGCTATAGTCCGCGATGTACATGGGGAGTACTGGATCGTTGACTGGAAGACAACGATCCGAATGATGAACGAGGACGTCGATATCATCCTCGAACTCGACGACCAAGTCTCCGGCTACGTCTGGGCACTCCGAAAGCAACTCGGACTCAACATTCGCGGCTTCAGGTACATCGAATTGAAGAAGGGCTATCCTAAGCCACCAGCAGAGCTCAAGGTCGTACGCCTTGGTAGATCGTTCAGTGTCAGTACGAACCAGGACACAGATGCCGATACATACGTACGAACCGTATCAACGCGCGACCCTCAGGCGTACAAGGAAGGTCTATACGACCAGTTCATTGAGTGGCTTACGCTCGAGGGTCCCAAATTCATAACCGATCACAAGGTCTACAAGAGGCCTGTCCAATTGGAAAACTTCGGCCGTCACCTTTACCAGATGGCCTCTGAAATGCTGGACCCAGATTTGGCCTTGTATCCTTCGCCCGGAAGATTCTCCTGTGGCTTCTGCGCATACAAGGAGCCGTGCATGGACATGGAGTCTGGTGGCGACTATCAATATGCACTTGAAACGTCTTTCGAAACCAAACCAAGGTACTATGCACTACGAGAAGCAAGTACAGACAAGAAGGGTATAGGTTAACATGACTGACGCCGATGGCGCCGACCACCCGCCAGCGAGGCCTGATGCTGACGACTTCGAGTTCGACAAGTCGAATCGCGTCGACGTTCTTACAGGTAGTGCTGAAGACGTCGAAGAGCAACTTCACACAGGTGCATTCATTACTGAAGCTGCGCTACCCGAACCTACAGCGGAGCCAGCAGCAGCACCGAGGAGGATGTTCGCAGGCATCCCAATAGCGCCTGTGAAAGAGACCAAGCAGTGGATTAACAACATGATGTACGGGCTTCCTGGCTCAGGCAAGACGCACCTCGCAGGCTCGGGCGCCGCGTCCAGGCACCTCGCACCCATGTTGTACATCAACGCTGAAGCAGGAGCTTCGACGCTCGTCAAACTTCGTGCCGGCGACAACATCCAGATAGTTCCTGACCCTGAGATTCAGGGAGCTATCACCTGGGTGCAGTTCGAGGCCCTCTACGACGAGCTCGATCGTCAGTGCTACAACAGCACAGACCTTCCTGACTTCCGTACGGTAGTCGTCGACACGGGGACCGAGCTGCAGAAGATCAACATGGACTGGGTCATGGGTCGTACGCTCAGCGCCCATCCAGATCGCGATCCCGATGTCCCCGGCCTGCACGACTGGGGTGCGTCGACCAACCGCATGAGGAAGTACCTTCGGATGTTCCGCGACCTTCCGATGAACTTCATCTTCCTCTGCCACGAGACATCCGAGCGGGACAACAAGGGCGTTTTGTGGAAGCGTCCCGACCTGCCCGGCAAGCTGGCGAATCAGGTCGCGGGCCTGTTCGACCAGGTAATGTATCTATACACGAAGGAGGTAGGAGCAGGAGACGAGACTAGGCCTACCGAGATCACTAGGTTCCTGCTGACGGGTGCGCTAGAGGGATACGTAACGAAGGACAGGTCAGGCAACCTGCCTCTCGTCGTGCAGGCACCGAACATGAACGACATCTACGAGCTCATACACAAGTAGCAAAGGTACAAGATATCATGGCGATCAAAGTCAACACCATCAGTGACAAGGAATCCAAGTCGGGCGACGGCACCGGCTACCTGCCCTCAGGTACGTACCACGCAGTCATCACCGAGGTCGAGGCCGCCGAATCACAGTCGGAGGCCAATCCCGGCAAGCCGCTGCTCAAGTTCACCGCAGCGGTTCAGGATGGCAAGTACGCCGACCGCGAACTGAAGTGGACAGCTTGCTGCTGGAGCGGCGCGCTGTACACCATCGTCAATCTCCTCAAGGCGATCGGCGAGTACGAGGCAGCTGCGTCGGGCGGAGGGCTCAGCATTCCCGACGCGCCGGAGTTCTACATCGGTCGCCACGTCATGGTGCGCAGGGGCCTCAACAAGAACGCCAAGAAGGAGAACCCCGAGGACGACCCGATGACCTGGATCGAAGTCCGCGGCTTCTCACCCTACCGTGAGGGCCAGGTCTCCGGCGAGCCTGCGGCTGGAGCGGGACTCAAGAAGACCAGCATCCTTCCGTAGTCCGACATCTGGGGGCCGCTCGGAGTCTCGGGCGGCCCCCACTCGAGTAGGATAAGGAACTACTAGGATGGCAAGCCTAGTTGACTTCTTCAAGACGACATTCGGCGAGACAACAGGGTTTATTTGCATTGCTTGTCGTAGGCCTGGCGGCCAGTTCACTGAGTTGTTCTATCCTTACCCTGATGAGGTCGAGAGGGTCGTAGAGATAGTAAGGTCTAGGGCACTAGTAGAGAACGTGTACTTCTGCCCGCAGTTGTTGAAGGATAGGCGACGTGTCAAGTCTAATGTTGGTCCTGTATCTAGCATCTGGGCTGATCTGGATAGTTGCGACCCTGCAAAGATTCATATCCCGCCTACCATATCTTATGAAACTAGTCCGGGACGCTTTCAGGCCATCTGGGCCCTCGACGGATCCGTTGACCCCGAAGATGCAGAAGATGTCGCCAGACGCATCGCCTACGGTCATTCCCATGATGGTAGTGATCGGAGCGGATGGGACCTCACCCAGCTACTTCGGGTACCTGGTACTCGTAACTACAAGTACGGACAAGGTGCCGAGGCTCCTAAAGTCCGTATCGTGGATTGGAATGATGACGTATACACCCTTGAGACATTCCGTCGTCGTTACGATCAAGTTGCCGGATATGAATACCTAGACGTACCATTCCCTGAGCTCGTACTTGAAGACGGCGAGAAGATCCTCGAGCGTAACAGGCATCGCATTAACGGTGCCGCATTCACCTTGTTCCACAGGGCGCCGGAATCAGATCGCTCAAGCGCACTGTTCCGACTCGAAATGTATTGCTTTGAAGCTGGACTACCAATGGCAGACGTGTATCAGGTGTGTAGAGATGCAGTCTGCAATAAGTTCGGCGACAACGCGATTAGACTTTGGAAAGATGTCTGCCGTGCACAAGCGAGGCATACAGAACAAGCGAAGCTGGCAACGCAGCCTCTCGGAACAGAAATAGCACTGATCACAGCTGCCGAACGCGAACTGGTTATGGCTACTCCGTCCTTTGTAGAGAGGTACGTTGAGTGGGCAAAGAAGATCGGTGATGCAGCTTGGCAGTATCACGAAGCAGGCGCCTTCGTAGCACTGTCTACTCTTCTAGCAGGATCAGTTCGACTGCCTACGAGTTACGGCTACGTGACACCCAATCTCTGGTTCATGATTCTCGCTGATACGACTTTGACAAGGAAGTCTACGGCGATGGACCTATCGATGGACCTAGTGCTAGAGGTAGACGACAGCCTACTACTAGCAACAGACGGATCGGTCGAGGGCTTCATGACAGCGTTGTCGACGCGACCGGGAAAGGTGAGTCTGTTCCTTCGTGACGAGTTCACTGGCTTCATGGAGCAGATGAACAGGAAAGACTACATGTCAGGGTTCAAAGAATTCCTGACTAAGCTATACGACGGAAGATCGCAGAAACGTCTGCTGCGTAAAGAAGAGATTACGATTAGAGACCCTCGTCTTGTTATCTTCGCCGGCGGTATCAAGTCGAAGATGCAGCGAGTCAGCACGACAGAAGACATCGACTCTGGCTTCATGCCTCGCTTCGTATTTGTCACGGCTGAAAGCGATCCTTCAAGGGTTAAGCCTCTTGGGCCACCTGAGGCGATAAACTATGAAGGACGAGAAGCGATCCTGACCGAGCTACGACAAATAGCAATTGCACACGTACATACAGAACCCGTTACGTTCAAAGACAAAGTCGTAGGCGTTCGCGAGGTGCCTGTCGACGTTACAATGACGGAGCAGGCGTGGGCACGCTACAACGTCGTAGAGCAGACGCTAACGGAGCTCGGAGTCGACAGCGGCGAGGAGATGAAGAGTACGCTAGTGCCTATGTACGTACGCCTAGCTGCTAGTATACTCAAGGCCGCTATCCTCCTAGCAGCAGCACGGTGTACTGAGGGCCCTGTAGTGGTCGAAGAGTTCGATGTCATACGCGCAGCTGCATACGGAGACAAGTGGAGAGGATATGCCAACGACGTAGTCCTGAACGTTGGCAAGGGTCCGATCGAGCACAAGATCGAACTAATCCTGAGGGCTGTGCAGCGTAGAGGGAGCATTGCACGCTCCAGGCTAATGCAGGCTTACCATCTGACGGCTAGAGAGATGGACGACGTCGAGAAGACACTCATCGGCCGAGGTCTAATAGCCAAGGGTGGAGAGGGAAGAGCAACAACCTACAACTCACTCGTGGAGGACTAATGAGTGACGGAGTCGCAATCGTATCAGGAGGCCTGGACAGCGTTACGATGCTGTACAAGCTCGTCGCAGATGGACGTAGCCCGCTCGCAGTAAGCTTCGACTACGGTCAGCGTCACATCAAGGAGGTCACGTACGCACGCGTGCACGCAGGGTCGCTGGGACTGGAGTGGATGAGGGTCAACGTACCCAATCTCGGCATTCATCTAGCTGGATCAGGCTCAGCTCTAGTCGACATGTACACCGACGTACCTCACGGTCACTACTCCGACGAGTCAATGAGGAAGACGGTCGTTCCCAACAGGAACATGATCATGATGTCCATCGCGACAGGGATCTGCATAGCGATCGATGGCAGCTACGTCGCAGCTGCGCCGCACAACGGCGACGCCGCCATCTATCCCGACTGCCGACCTGTGTTCTGGCACGAGCTCACGAAGGCCATCCTCGTAGGCAACGAAGGCTTCCTCCACGAGAACTGGCACCTCAATCTTCCCTTCCTCAACATGTCCAAGACGGAGATAGCGGAAGTAGCGAAGAGTCTTCAAGTTCCTGTGGAGAACACCTGGTCCTGCTACGAGGGCAACGATGTCCACTGCGGCAGGTGCGGAACCTGCGTCGAGCGACTAGAAGCGCTGCATAACGCAGGCATCGAAGACCTTACCGTGTACGCAGATTCGGAGTTCTGGAAGACGCAGGTAGGTATCCAATGACTTACACCATCTCGAAGGACTTCGAGTTTAGTGCCGCACACTATCTCAAGGGCTTGCCACTCTCTCACAAGTGTGCACGCCTGCACGGTCACAACTACAAGGTCAGAGTCGAGATCACAGCGATCGAACTCGATGACGTCGGCTTCGTTCTCGACTACGGAGAGCTCGACGGTGTCAAGCACATGATCGACGAGCGACTCGATCATAAGTGCCTGAACGACATCATGGACGATAATCCGACGGCGGAGCTTCTGGCTAGGTGGCTTTGGGATCCAGTCAACGAGGTGATAGCTCCGTTGATGAAGGAGACGCACAGCAGCTACATGCTCACCATCCACGTCTCGGAGACGCCGAAGACGTGGGCGAGCTTCGACGGAGCAGGCTGATGACAGCGCTTAGGGTCGTCGAACATTATACGTCGACGCAGGGCGAAGGACCTGAAGTAGGCGTGCTGACACAGTTCGTCAGGTTCGCCGGCTGCAACCTCAAGTGCGCCCTTTGGCCTTGCGACTCCGAGTTCGCTATCAATCCCAAGCTGTACAGGAACGAGCAGTATTCGCGTCGAGGCTGGGAGCTAGCAGCTGACATCAAGCGCATGCGAGGGGAGTCAGGAGCCAGCAACGTGTGTCTGACAGGCGGAGAGCCCTTCCTCCAGTCTCACGACGAGCTCCTTGCACTACTCGAGAACATGCGACAAGATACCGATGGTGACGAAATGAGTCGCTACTACATCGAGGCCTTCACCAACGGCACCTTCGAGATTCCGGAAAGGTTCTTCGAGCTAGGTATCAGGCCAGTTATGGACTGGAAGCTTCCTGGCTCAGGCGAGCTAACGTGGATCAACTCAAGAAGCAGAAACCTCGCCTTCATAGCAGGCTTTGGCGGCGCAGTCAAGTTCACCGTCGCCGACGAGGAGGACTTCGGCGTCGCTCTTCAGGTCTGGGAATCGATAGTGAAGGACTCGCACGTCCCAGTCTTCGTCGGAGCTGTCTGGGGAGGTACGTGGACAGCCAAAGACGTTGCTGCACTCATCGCGAAGTACAAGGTACCCTGGAAGCTTAACGTCCAAGTACACCAGTACATCTACGGAGTCAACGTGAGGGGAACATGACAGAGAGCGTCGACTATCAGATGGTAACAGGGGAAGAGAGCACCGACGAGGAGCCCTACGAACTGCTGCATACAAGGTTCCTAAGCATCGAGGGACTAGCTGAGTACCTGCTCCTAGACGTAGCGCATATGGATCCGATCAGCGAGCACGCGCAGCGGACGCCGTCACGCTTCGTCCAAATGCTTCGAGAGATGACGACTCCAGTACCCTTCGAGTTCACGACGTTTCCGGCGAAGAGCCGTGACATGATCATCATCAAGCAGATCCCTGTCGTCAGCCTCTGCGCACATCACGTCGTTCCATTCCGCGGCTTCGCCTGGGTGGGCTACATTCCACAGGAGCGTGTAGTTGGTCTGTCAAAGATACCTCGGCTGGTTCAGAACCAAGCTCGAGCGCTGCGTGTGCAGGAGGAGCTGACTCACGACATCGCCGACGAGCTCCAGGCGCGCCTGAAAACAGACGACGTAGCAGTGGTCATGGAGTGCGAACATCTCTGCATGACCATCCGAGGTGTTCAGGCACCTGGCACGACTACGTACACAGCAACCATGCGAGGCGTGTTCAGTCTGCACGAACGAACAGCCAAGAACGAATTCCTCAAAGCGATAGGACAGTAAATGAGTACATCACAGCCCCAGTGGCACAAGAACAGGCCTGCACGCACGATCGAGGGCATAATCGCTCAGTGCCTCGCGGACAGCGAACGCTGGTTCCCTGACACCTCCAAGGATCTGCCCTTCCAGACACTAGCACTCGCCGGCGAAGTGGGAGAGCTCGCCAATCTGGTGAAGAAGACCGTACGTGGCACGAACGCGTACGAAGCGGAGAAGGAGCACATGAAGGAGGAGGCTATCGACGTCCTCATCTATCTCTGTAACATCCTCGGACTACTAAACGTCGACGTGGTGGAGGCTTACAATGCCAAACGAGAGTTCAATAGCATCCGCTTTGGCGGAAGCACTCCAAGCAGCTAACCAGGCCTTCGACGAGGGCTGCCAGAGGCGTCACGAGGTAGGACAGAAGAAGTACGGCGAGCTGACGTTCCTCGACAACGACACCGTCGCAATGGCTATGGAAGAAGTTCTCGACCTGGCCAACTATGCACGATACACCTACATCAAGCTCTTCCTCCTTCAGCAAGCCGTAGCAAACGCCCTCGAGGAGGAACCAGACGTAGGTCGAGAGGGGTTCGTGTCAACGAAGGAACTATTCGGATTCAGAACGGAGTAGGCATGCGCGTAGCATTGATTCCACCAGGTGAGCTGACTCACACGATAGTCGGACACGCGCTGAACATGATCATTCCCGAAGGCCTGAGGACATCTGAGCCCTACCGTGACTACTACAGGCGAGAAGGCAAGAACCCTCTCGTTACTACCATGCTCGACAACGGCGCCTTCGAGGCCGTGGGAGGATCTACGGACCTCAGCTTCGAACAGCTACACGATACCATCGACGAGTACAGCGTTCAAATGTTCTGCCTGCCCGACGTGATGGGCAGCATGCAACGAACCATCGAGGAGGCGAAGAAGTTCCTGCATATGTGGGAGATGCAGCATGCACTCGTCACTCCTCCACCTCTCCAGTTCGTAGCGATCGTCCAAGGCTCGACGAAGCTCGAACTGCGTGAGTGCTTCTTCCATTACCTCCAGATGGAGGAGGAGTTCCAGATGACCTTTGTCATCGGGCTTCCAAGGTGGATAACGGAGGAGATATCACGCAGTGCACGTGTCAGACTAGCTGATCGAATCATGAACAGAGCTCCGCATGCAATACACCTCCTAGGTCTCTCACGTACCTGGCCTGCAGAGATCAGGTACTTCAACAACAGGAGCACACTCAGCATCGACACCTCTGCACCCTATGTCTGGGCTATGGCAGGACAAAGCCTAGACAAAACTACGGGCAGAGGCAAAGTCGGCATGCGCGTAGAGAACTACTTCACGCACGACTGTAGGAACGTCGATGCGGACCTCGTGAAAGACAACATCGATACCCTGTGGTCTTGGGCAAATGGATAGACCTCGCAAGCATCCACTCGCCGAGTGTGAAAGGTGTGATCTATACGATGATGGGCGATTCGTTCCGTCCTATGGACCAGAGAGAGCGCGACTCGCAATCGTCGGAGAGGCTCCTGGAGCTAATGAAGCTCGCATTGGAAGACCTTTTGTGGGGGCCAGTGGTAAGCTCCTCGACAAGATCCTCCAACACTACGGCATCGACCGTGACGCGACACTACTCACAAATGCTTGTCTCTGCAGGCCTCCTGACAACGCAACCCCCTCCGCGAACGCGCTTCATTCGTGTAGGCAACGTCTCCTTCAGGAGCTACAAGGCAGGGGGGTTGATACTGTTGTGGCTATGGGTAACTCGGCCACACAATCGCTCCTGGGAACTAAAGGTGGAATCACGAAGCTGCGCACAGGCCCCCCGCGCAGGACGCCTGAACATGACTTTCGTATCATACCAACGTTCCACCCCGCAGCCTGCTTCAGGCCCAAGGGAGACGCATTCTTCCCATCGATCGTAAACGACTTCGGAAAGCTCGTCAGGCAGGTCGACGAGTGGGTCGAGCCGCAATACACCGTACTAGACGATCCAATTATAGCTCGTCAGGCTATCGACGAGCTACCCCTTAGCACTCCCATAACAGTAGACATCGAGAGCGACATCGACAAGGATGTGTCGTTCGAGCACTCCTCACGCCACCGACTCCTGTGCGTAGGAGTCGGCTACGCTCCTGGTAAGGTCTGTGTCTTCGGCGAGACTGCTAGCAACGATGTAGCCTTCGTAGCAGCGTTCGGCAAGTACCTGCGTGCGCATAATCGAATCATCGCGCAGAATGGCAAGTTCGACCTAGAGGGGCTGTTCCATCGCATAGGAGCTGTACGTCTCTGGTTCGATACGATGCTAGCCTCCTACGCACTCGACGAGCGTCCAGGTATCCATAACCTGAAGTACATGGCAGTCGAGCTCCTTGGCGCTCCTCGGTACGATGACGAGATCAAGCGTTACCTAGTGGGAGGACGAGGCTACGGCGCTATTCCTCGTGACGTCCTATACAAGTATAACGCGTACGATTGTGCTGCAACTTACGCGTTGTACGAAGTCTTTGCAAAGATGCTAGCTCAGCAACCCGAGCTGCTAGCATTGCACGACTTCCTAGTGCGTGCGTCGAACGAGATCATGTACGTCGAGCTAAACGGCATAGGCATCGACAGACGATACAACGACGAGCTGTCTGTCTTCTACGGCGAACGCCTAGAGCTACTTCGCTACGACATGCAAACAACGTCTGAGCTACCTGGCTTCAATCCAAACTCGCCTATGCAAATTGTCAAGGTGCTACGGGAGCACTTCGGCATTACCGTGCCGCGAAAGAGGAATCAGGCAGGCGAGTGGCGACCTTGTACGAACAAAGAGGTCATTGCTAGTCTCGTAGCACGTTGTCCTGAACCTTGGGGAGAGTACTATGACTTCCTCACTGCACTACAAGAGCACCGACTAGACGCTAAGGCATTCGGCACTTACGTCAAGGGCATACGTCGACGCGTGTACAGAGGACGAGTCTTTCCTACCTTCTTGCTTCACGGAACAACTACTGGAAGGCCCTCTTGTCGCAATCCTAACTTGCAGAACATCCCACGTGCCAGTAGGATCCGACGACAGTTCGTACCTGTACATACTGATAATGTATTCGTGAACGCTGACTACAAGCAGATCGAAGCACGAATACTAACCTGGCTGGCTAAGGAAGAATACCTTCGCGCCATCTTTAACGATCCCGAACGAGACCTGTTCGACGAACTAACGCCTGTGCTATACGGAGAGACAGGCGATCTGTCTAAGGCAGCTAAGAAGGAACTGCGCATTCGTGTCAAGGCCTACTTCTACGGTCTCAGCTACGGTCGCGAGGCGAAGAGCATCGCAGAAGAGTTCGGCCTCAAGCTTGCAGAGGCGCAGCGAGGCATGCGTGCCTTCTTCGGCGTTATACCCAACATCGTAGAGTTCCGAGAGCAAACACGTCGTGCCGTTCTCGAAGGCAAGGATCTAATTACGCCATTCGGACGTCACCGTAGGTTCTGGCTCATTACACCTGACAACAAGCATGAGGTCCTCAACGAGGCGCTAGCCTTCCTACCTCAGTCTATCGCTTCGGACACCTGTCTACAAGCACTTACCTGGATACGACCCGAGCTCAAGGGCATTGGATACATTCGGAACATCGTACACGACAGCCTCCTAGCTGAGTGCCACCGTAACGATGCAGCTAAGGTAGCAGACATACTCAAGTATTACATGATAAAATCCGGACAGCAAGTCGTAGGTAACTACGTCAATATCGAAGTCGATATCACTACAGGAACTGATTGGGGACAGCTCTAGTGCCAAGGGGACAAGCAGCAGAGGTAGGCGCGACCTTCATCAACGCCAACGGATACCATCACACCAAGACGCCCGATCGTGGCTTCGTAGCAACGCACACCCTGCTCATGGAAGAGAAGCTAGGCAGGAAGCTTGAGCCGAACGAGTTCGTCAAGTTCATTGACAACGACCGAACTCACATTACTATCGACAACTTGGAACTCCGGACCCGCGGAGACCGCAAATCTCCACAGGCGCGGCTTTCCATTCTGGAAGCGAGGATAGAAGAGCTTCAAGCAGAAGCCGACGAATTGAGGAAGGAAATAGCCGATGGTAGCTCCAGGTAATTGCAAATGCGGGAAGCCGAGAGCTAAGGGATCCGGTTACTGCGTTGATTGTAGACGTACATATATGCGCAGCTACATGAAGCGAAGGAAAGTCGGTGGTCCTACTGCAAAGGCAAAAACTACTAAGGACGTCCGCGTACCTCATCCGCTAGGTAATCCAGAGCGCTTTCTAAACATGTACGAGAAGCTACAGGAGGGCCTACTGCTAACGAACGTTCGAGACATCTTGAAAGAAGAAGGCGTACTATTTTCTGACGGAAGCATGGACTACTACGCTCTGTATAGGAAGTGGGATAACGTAGCAGGACGCCTCTCGCAATTTTTGTAGCTAGAGCTCAAAAAGTTGGAGAACCATTAGTTAGACGTTCTAGATTAAAGTCTAACCTTAGGAGTATAAGATTTACGTATCGCTAATAAGCGCGTGAGCTAACACGGTCTCTCTCAGTCTTTAATTAGGAACAGAATACAAGGAGACAACAATGAGGATAGCAGCCCTCGACCCAGGTGGAACGACAGGATGGACCATCTTCGACGTAGAAATAAACTACGGCTGTCCGGTATGGAAAAAGCGGCTATGGGAGCACTTCGACCATGGTCAGATGGGTGGCACCTTCGAACATCACAAGCTCCTGTGGCTTTTCCTCCAGTCCAGGAGGCCGGATCTCGTCATCGGCGAGCAGTTCGTCAACCGTGGCAACGAGTGGGCCGACATCTCAGCTCGTGACTACGTGGGCATTATCAAGCTCTACGGTCAGATGGCAAACGTGCCAATCGTCTGGCAGAGCGCAGGCCAAGCCAAAGCCTTCGCCACCGACGAGAAGTTGGAGATGCTTGGGCTATTGGCTCTGCCCGCTACTAAGTGGAAGCATGCCAACGATGCGATGCGGCACATGATCCGCTGGATCTGCTGCGATAGTGCTTCGACGTGTCCAATGCTTAAGAATCCGTTCCTACTCAAACTCCACGAACTTGCAGAGCCCTAGCCAGGCCTCGAGGGCTGCTAGGGGCGGGTAAGCCTAGCAGGAGGCCTGGCTAGGAGTCTCAGGTTACCTTCAGTATGACGTGTACACTGCCATCTCGTCGTCGACGACTGTCGTTACCGGAGGTGCGGATGGGCGTGGCCACTGGCCGTAGTCATCAGCCCAAGCCTCGTCGTAGTCGATCGTGCCACCGCATACGACAACGTTGTTACGCACCTGACGAAGCTGGCAGCGCGGCTCCCACATGCCTTCGCTCCAGGCGTAGGTCTGCATCCCGTACGTGATCCGGTCGGTGTCGAACATCCGCTTGCAGAACGCGTCGTCTCCGTAGCCGCCCATCCGTGCGATTCCGACTATCGACTTCGCGCCGTCACAGTAGGCGTCGATCGCAGACTTGTCTGTCGACGAGCACGCCTCGTAATCCTGATCGCACGCGAAGATGACCGGAGTGCCGTTCATACCGAGGCCGTTGACGAAGGCGTCTGCGTCTCTGGCGTCAGTCTGACCACCAGACTGACCACGCAGCATCTGCGTCTTGCCCTCTTGCCAGATGACTACGACAGCCATGCCCTTGCTCAGAGCTGAGTCCAGTTCAGCTCTGGTCAGGTTCTTAGACGGGTCGCGTGATCCATACCGACACAGGAACACGTGCCCGGAGTTCTTCATGCACTGCTGGTCGGGCGGATCCCAGGAGCAGTCGTACCCGCGCATGAGCATTGGCACGACGGCCTACTTACCGACGTTGAGTATGAGGACGAACTGACCCCTGTCTATTCGGGTGAACTCGACGACGTCGAACTTCTTGAGGGTCTGTCCGTCCATGAACTTGAGCACGGCCTTGTTGCTGTTGGCGTCGTTGTACAGCATCGCAGCTCGCCATTGGTTGTTCCCGATGTGGCCGGCACAGCGGACCTGCGTGTTGCCGAGTGCACTAACGTCAGTGCCCATGCCGATGGTTGAGTGGAAGCCATCCAGCGAGATGTTGATTGCCGTACCGGGAGCGAAGTCAGCTTCGGTGTCTCCGTCGCCGATCCTCTCGCGAGGTGGTACTGCGAAGTAAGGCATGTCGTCCTCCTCTATTGGTGCGATCTCCTCTGGCGGAGTAGTTCCTGGTGCACCGGCCTTGGCCCACTCTAGGACCTTGTCCGTCGGGAAGCCTCCGCCGCAGTCCCAGTGGCCACTACCCTTTTGACCGAAGTTGACGTGCTGAGCGAATCCCTTGCTCCATGAGTCCTGAGCTTGGCTGTCGTTGAGCCAGACCATCGGGATGGCGTACTTGTCGTGGATGTAGCGCATCCAGCGCGCTGCGTTCTGAGTAAGGAGTAGCTTAGGACCGAGCCACGTCTCTCTCGACCACTCTGCGTATCCGCATAGCTCGATCGACTCACAGACGCCGTTCATGTTACCTTGCGTCCATGCGGTATCCGACTCGGAGACGTAGGCTCCGTACGTAGTGGTGTAGTTGTCTGCGCCGAAGTGACTAGAGCACATTGCAGACGGATTCTGGAACCATCCACCTAGGGACTGAATCGTATCAGCTCCCTGTGTCGTATGGAAGGCTCCCTTCAGCTTCTGCGGATCTGCAGTGCCGAAGTGCGGAGATGGAATCCACATCTCCTGGATGGTACTCACGGCCCCGTCCCTTCGCCGCGGGACTGCAGGTACTCGCGGTAGAGTCGGAGTCGTCTTGACTGCTCCTCGTCTGGCTCATCTACTCCCCATGGCTCTGAGCCACCGCGAGGCGGATCTTCGCTAGTAGGTTCTACACGCTCCAGCTCCACCTCGCCGCGGTCTAGTTCATCGGAGCTGAACTCTTCCCCCGACAGAATGCGTCGACGACGACGATGACGACGATAACGATCTCCCATTGGCATAACTTACCTCCATTCTCCACTCGCCCTGTCATCCTCTGCCCTTGGTGTATCCGGCAGCTCGATGGTGACGTTTACCTCGTGTGGAACGCCATCGATGAATGCGGTCCCCGTAATAGTGTCAATCACGGCACGACAGCTGTGAAGACGTTCTGGTTAGCCGTGGATGTGAACGATAGGAGACCGCTCGCACTTGTCGGCTGCGCGAACGACTCAGATGCAGCCGGAGTGCCTGGCAGCGTTAGCGTGGTCGTTGCGACGATCTCCACGCCGCCGACAGTGGCGACCCCAGTGATAGTGTCCTGCGCCGGGTCGATCGCGTCGTTGCCAGCGACGATGTAGGTGAACGTAATCGTCTGACCATGCGCTGGTGCGTTGTCATCGATATCCGCTGTTACATTGACAGCCATAACTGTCCTCCATTCTCTTTGCCGTTTTCGTTTTCGTGCTTCCGCCGTTCCACCTTCGCCCCGAGATAGCTTCCTAGTACACCGATCAATCCTCCGATAATCGCAATGACTACTTGCGTAGCATTCTCGCCAAGTGTTTGTGTGGGTGTCTGGTGATCTATTACGTTGATGAGTACAGCAGTCATAATCAATACGATAGCCAGACCCAACGTGACGGCCAGAACCAAAGCAATTAGGTCGGACGTCACTCGCTTGCGATTCCCGCTTCGTTCACTCATGATGCAACTCGAGAGGGTCAGGATCCTTAGGTACCTCTTCGTCAGGCTCGTTAGCAGGCTCGTCGAGTTGCCAGAACGTCTGCGGTATGAGCCACGATAGCAGTTTCATGTCAGAATCAATCCCGAGCTATCCAATGGGAAGCGTGTATGTATAAACATAATCGTGGTAGCTAGCCCCGTAGGCATGTTACGAAGCTGCATATTGCCTCCCGTATCAATAGTCATGCTAGGTGTCGTCTGCAAAGTAGAGGTTCCGTTCGACTCTATGGCGAACAGAGTTACCTGTATAGTGTAAGTTAGCGGTCGATAGCCTACAGGAAGCGTACCCCACGGAACGCCCGTATAGGTAGTAGGGAGCTTTATAGTTCCATATACCTCTACTTCACCGTCAGGAGTCAACCTACACTGCGGCGGATATTGTCCTGCTCCTCCTGCCGTAAAGGAGTTTAGTAGTAGTGACCTAAGATCCGTCCAAGCACCAGGTATGGCAACGGGTATGACCGTAATAGCCTGGATATAAAGCGTACTACCATCTGCAGCTGAAGGCCCTATCAGAGGACAGCCAATTGCAGTTCCAAGCGGCGCAGCAATAGTCGCCGAAATAGTTGTCCAAGTGTTAGCAGTGACAGAGATAGTAGGGTTAGTCGGTCCTGTCACTGTACCTAGGAAAGCGTTGTACCAGTTGAAACCAAGGACGACAGAACCGGACGCTGAGTAGACCAGGCACGTTACTTGATACTGTTGAATGGGCGAGGCTTTGAACGTACTGTTACTCTCAGCTACATATCCGACAGCAGAGCCGTTGTTAGTGTACAAGCCTGCATAACCAAAGCTAGCTCCTGCAGGCGGATCACTAACTACTGCGAACGTACCATTAGTCGCTACCCAGCCTGTTGAGTCCCCACCCCAGAAGAACGGATTGGGATTCAGCGCTGCCGTAATCAGGTTCAAACTCTTCCTGACCTGCGCTGGACTTTGAATCTGCAGAGCCTTGATGTCGGAGACGTTACCCTGTACTGTCCTTACCAAGTCGAACGGCTTCGCATAACGATACTTAGGCACCAGTACCAGCTCCTGTGGCTTCATCGAAGACGAGGGTGATCTGCTCGTTGCCCTGTCCTTCATCAGGCGGCTGTATCGTCCAACCAATCACGCGAACGCTAAAGCTACTGCCACGCGGAAACCGTGGATCAGTAACATTCACCTTAACATAGTCGCCCATGCCATAAGTTCCGAATGCAGGAAAGGCGTCTCCGGCCAAGTCTACGTTGTGCGTCACTAGTGGTACGGGAATAGAGAATAGATCCGACGATGCATGTGCATTGATAGTTGTCTGTGACGTAACGCCGTTGTAGTTATTCACACCCTCCCAGATCGGATATCCAGAAGTCAACGACGTCGTACTCACTGCCGATCCTACAATAGCAGCAGCTCCATCGCCGTCACCAACAGCCCACCACTGGTTGTTCCCAGACGACGCATTCTCATTGTACATGTAATCGATGACAGAACCGGGATAGTCAACGACTAGATCCGTTATACCTACAGGATTGCCTATAGGCGACTGCGAAACGAGTCGCGCCTGCGGACTGCCATGACCATCCTCGAACCAGATGATAGTGTAGTCAGGCCCTGTACTCGATGCCAAGATGGATTGTATCAACGCATCATAGCTAGTCGACAGATCGTAACCGTTAATAGTCAACTGCACAACGGTATCTACGGCAGGAAGCGAATTCGAGGATAGAACGCCTATGCTGCCGTTGGGCACGCCTTGAAGCTGCGTCCACAGGGCGTCGATAATAGAGCACTGGCCCTGATTGAGAACCATCGTCTTCTTGCCGATTACTAGACGTGGGAATCGCCTAGCAGCGTAGCACTCGAAAGTTTGTCCCGTGAGTAGTAGTGACTTGCCATTCGACTCGTACTGTCGAGACAGAACGATTCCACCCCAGACGATCTGACTCTCACGGTAGACCCAGAACGCCGTCTTGCCTGGCGTTGTTCGAACTAGGAACTCGTTGTTGTCCAGCCTATCGTCGTCGAGCTTGCCGCCGCAGTGCATGTTCCCAGCTTTGTTCAGCTGACAATCCAGCGACACGTTGTTCACAGGCAGCTCACCTAGGATCTTACCTGTAATAAGGTCTGTAGAGAGATACGTGTAGTGAGCTGTCACGACTGAATCAGCCCCGATCCGTCGAGCGGATATACGCAGTTCATGAACAGAGTGGTACCTGCGAGACCTGTAGGGAGGTTGCTGAATTGAATGTGACCCGTAGTAAGAACGTTCATGGTAGCCGTAGACACCATGTTCGATGTACCATTACCTACGAGGCTGAAGGAGCAACGAACCTGGTGGTTGGGCCTGTAGCCTGCGGGCAACGGGTTCGTGAAGGCGTTGACGCCTGTATAAGGCGGAGAAGGAATGCCTAGAATACCCATGATTTCGACGTGCTGACCGTCTGGTGTCCTTCGGTACTGGGGCGGGTACTCACCTGATACCGTACCGTTCCAGCCAGCTGCGCCAGGACGCAAGTCGTGCCAGGTATCTGCTACCTGCGTTGTGACGGAGAGGTAGTTGTAGGCACCGTTGACAAGGATGCCTAGCTGGTTCGTATCTGCCTCGAACCATAGCGTACCCTCCGGCGCAGTTAGTGGCGGACGTGCACTCGACGTGGTTAGCCAAGGTCCAGGTAGTGGCTGCCAGAGCCTAGCGTCTTGAACCGTACCGCCACCCGTAGTTACGGTCATGTTGGGTACGACGTTGATAATTGCTAGAGGTACAGAGTTCGCTGGAAGCGTAGGCAGAGCGCCAGGGGCGGATGAAGAGAATGCACCGGTAACTACTGCACCGTTCCAGTTCGCGGTAGCGTCACCCGGATCGGTGATCTGCGCGACGATGTAGTCACGTCTCCACTGCGTCGATGAAGCAGCTGCAAGTGCGACAGTGAAGGCGCTGGAACAGTAGCATGCGTACATGCCGTTCCACGCAGTCGTAGAGGGAACGTAGACCAGTCCAGTACCGATCTGTACGTTCATCGAAGCTTGACCAGTGACCGCCAAGCTGTTTCCGAAGAATGGATTAACACCGCCACCGGGGCTGGTACTAGCTGCAGCAATGGGAGAAGTAGCCAGTCCGCTAAGCATCATACGAAATAGTACTGCAGGGTGATCAGTTCTACCCTGCGCTGCATATGGAGGGTTGTTAGCAGGCATGACGCTCCTAGTAGTATGTAGAGTTCAATGCTATAGCAGCCGAACCAGTACCAGAGTCAGCAGAGAGGAGGATCGTCTCAGACGAATGAGGGGGAACAGCGAACCAGCTTAGCCCCGCTAGTGCACTTCTTCTGCTCACCTGACCATTTAGAACAACGGACTTCTGTCTACAATCAATAGCCAACGAGTCGCCGCTAGCCAGTGTTATGCTGAAAGTCATCGTAATGCCAAAGCTATCTGTCAGTACAGGATTAGTGATAGGTCCTAGAATCGTTATCCTTGGATACGCATTGTGCGTACCTGCATTGCCAACAGTCGCTCCTGTAGAAGCTATGGCACCACCAAAGCCTACGTTGAAGGCCATGTTGAAGCCTGTGCCTACAGTGATGACAGCTGGGTTGGATATAACCCCAGTCTGTGCAGGGTAGTCGTAGATATAGGGATCGCCTGCCAGAGCGGTAAACTGCACAGCTGTCACACCCGAGCGTCGACCTTGATCAATAGCGTACTGCAGACCTCCACCTTGCGCATTGCAGAAGCGTAGTGGCCTGCCAGGCAGCTGGAAGTAGAAGGGTCTGACTGCATTAGAGTTGTAGTCGGCCTTCAAGGAGTCAAGCAACGTATCGGTGTCATGTGGATCAGTATACAAGTTACCACTAAGGACGATCGTGCGCATTGACATGTAAGGCGTGTCGACGTACGTACCATCCATACCTTGGTGCTCGTCGCTCGACGTTCTCAACGGTGCAGTATCAAGACCAGTAACGCCCGTTATGTCAACGAAGGGAAGTCCCATGCTGTCGGTGTTAAGTACCGTACCTGTGTCACCGAAGGCGAAGGTGTAGTCAGTCAACACTGGAGGCATAAGCTAGTCCTCCTTGCTAGCTCCCACCCTAGCTGCGCTGCGTGGTACTGCGGATTGATCTCTTGCGTGGTAATATAAATGTTCTGTGTAATACGACTGCCGGGAGTTATTCTCTCGCCACCGCGGAACTGTACTAGCTCAGGTCCCTGCTCACCAACCCAAGCGTAGCCAGGCGAAGCCCAAGTAGTACCCGCAGCGTATCCCTTCGGTACCTTGCCTGGAGGCACATGCATCCACCTAGCTGCTTCAGAACCTAGCTCCTTACCCAGCTTCTTCATTATGGCTGTCAATGCAGCCTCTTGAGACTTGAAGCCACTTACAGCTGCCTGACCATATACTGCTGCAGCTGCAGCCTGACCCACTTGGCCTGCTATAGCCCCTGCCTGCACCTGAGTCTGATTCAGTGCAGCTATAGTGCCCCAAGGCCCTGACAGCAACGCCTCGATGTATGTAGTACCATCATCAGGACCCATAGCGACTATCTGCTGAATGACACTAGTACTAGCGCCTGCCTTACGAAGCCTCGTCAGGAGACCAGCGAACTTGCGAAGGTTACCGAGCTTGGCCCGAATGGCTCCCAGAATGTTGAGACTTGCAGCTGTCGGCGTTCCTGCGATCGCACCAGCTACAGAAGTAGCACTTGACAGTGCAGCGTATCCAGACATGCTAGAGGTGACTGAAGCTGCATACGCCCTAGCCGCTGCTGCTGTAGCCTGAAGTGCCTTCAGATGCGTAGCAGCAGCCTCCATTGCTGTCGTCTGTCGCTCTACCATCGTCTCACGGTTGCGGAGTGCAGAGCCCGTGTAGTACTTGGAGATGTCCTTGAGGTACTGAGTCTGCAGAGCCTGCATCCTAGCAATCGTCATGCTACTCGAGCCCTGATAGGCCAGCGCCAACGAGATCCCAGCATTAATCTCTGCTGCCGTTACCTTCACTGGCTTCGGTGGCGGATGCTCTGCAGCTGCTAGTCTTGCATTCAACGACCTGATGCGTGCATTCTCGTAGTTGATATCGGCCCTGTAACGTGCCCTACTTACCTCAGTCTTAGCACGCGACAGATCGTATTCGTAAAGGTGAAGCTGAGCAACTGCCTTAGCAATCTCGGCCATGAGTAGTGGTATTGACGTACCCGACGCATATCCGCGACTAACGCTCCTACCCCTCGACGTCGCAGCGTCAAGAACGGTCTCGCCACCCAGGAAGCGAACCAGCTCTGGACCAAACTCGCCAACCCACGCCCAGCCAGGAGAGGCTCCTATCGTACCAAGACTATAGCCGTGTCCTGAGCCCATGCCCATACCGCCACGCATGAGCGTCGGACCGTAGACTTGGCGTGCGTAGTTGATAGCTGCTGCAATGTTAGCTAGCGGATTGTAAATGTCCATCGACGTTCCTGGCCAGTGGTAGCGCAGGAACGTACCCATGATCGTCTGCAAAAGACCGCGGCTCGGATCGCCATGCTGTGCGTTCGAGTCGGTCAGGTTAATGGCTCTTGGATTGCCACCGGACTCTGTCATCATCTGGTACTCAACCTGCGAAGCCAAGTAAGCGCCTAGGCCCTCCATTGCCAGTGCACGCTTGACGAGACCGTCCCACTGCATGACGCCACCGCTAGGATTGTAATTGGTAGCGCCGCTCCCCGCCCCTGTTATCTTGCTCCACAGGTTAGATACGGCCTTCTTCATCATTGAAATGGGTAGGCCAATGATCATTTGAGCCAAGTCAGCTGCAGCTCCGTCCGATCCGCCGGCGACACTGAGAAGTGCGTTGACAAAGGCTGTCTGATTACCTGTGGCTGTCGCTGCCAACAGCTTACCCGCAGTTCCACCTAGGCCTAGAACCGTCTTGGCTCCGCTTACGACAGCGTGAGTCGCTCCAGAGATGGCGTGGCCAATTGCACCGATTGGGTTCCCTCCGACAAGACCACCCAAGGCCATTCCAGGAACACCCATCGCATGTAGCAACCATGCGTACTTCTTCGTGTTGTGCTTGTCGACGATAGCCTCACCGGCTTCGGCAAGAATTGGAATCCTGTCCCCGCCGCCCCAGCCAGGAATCCGACCGCCAGCTGCCATCGTCGGAATATTGGGCAGGTCGAACTTGCCTAGCCCGATAGCTCCCATGACACCATTCCAGAGTGCCTTAAGGCCATTATCGTACACGGTACCAATGACGAAGTTGACTGGTGCCTTGAAGACCGCTGAGATACCATCCCAGATACTCTTAAGTCCGTCGACGGTCCCTCGAGCACCATCCTTCATGCCCTGCCAGACTCTGCCTAGGAAGCTTGTAATGTTGTTCCAGACCTGCTGTGTAGTGTCATAAACAGCGTGCCAGATGTTAACGAACATCGACTCTACGTCGTGGAAGATCGGAAGCGCAGCATCCTTAATGGCATTCCAGACAGATACGAGGAAGGTATGAATAGCATTCCAGATCTGCTTGGCCAGGTTCTGCATATCAACGAGCGCTGTGTGCCAATGACCAGTAAGAATGTCAATGAATATGCTGAAGATTGCGACTAGCGTATCCCAGGCGATCTTGAAGAGCGCCTGAATTAGTGCCCAACCGATTCTGGCAACGGCAATCAGTACATCGAACCAGACCTTGAAGCCCGTACTTATGATGTCCCATGCAATTCTGACAATGCCAACGATAATGTCCCAGGTTATCTTGAACGCTGTCTCGATCTCGTCGAGACCTATGTGCATAAGGTTACTGGCAACAGACCATCCGACCTTGATGTAGCCACCGATGATGTTCCAGGCATTTGAGACTATGGCAGTGATATGGATCCAAACAGCATTCCATATCTCCTTGATAGCCTCGCCATGTGTCTTCCACCAGTTGTCGAAGCTACCTGTAATGAACCTCTGTATGCTTAGGAATACGTTCTTAACCTTATTCCACGCATCGAAGACCGACTTGTAGATGAGCTGCCAGATGTGATCGATCCATCTCCACATGTTGAACCACATGTTGTGGAACCAAGTGGATATAGGAGTCCAGTACTTGATGATCAAGAAGGCAGCGATACCGAGAGCGGCTACGGCAGCAATAATTATGCCGATAGTGATAGCAATGGGAGCTAGAGAGATTTCGGCAGCAGCCATGACTGCTGTAAAGACTAGCCAGGAGCCGACGACTACCATGACGATACCCGACAGCACCAGGAGCACAGACGTTACTGCAATGACGATACCGATGATAGTGATGATAGGCTTGGGTATCTTGCCTAGCCAGTTGAACAGCTCAGCAAGAACGCCTGAGACCTTTCCGACGATAGGAAGGAAGGTCTGGCCTAGGACGATCATGAAGGCCTGGAAGTTGTTCTTGAGCAACTGAATCTTAGCAGCAGGCGTGTTGGCCATAATGTCGTAGGCAGCCTTCAAGGCGCCCCTGCTAGTGTACATGTCCTTAGTCAGCGAGTTGAGCTGACTATAGTTGTGGATAGCGACGTCGAAGAAACGCATCGCTTGAATCGTACCGCCTGTGCCCTTGAACATCGTATTCAGGACATCGTTGAGCTGCGTTGGATTCAGGTTCTTGAGAGAGGTCCCCAACTTGGTCATAATTTCATTGACAGGAAGCAGACGTCCGCTAGCGTCAGTGATCTGGATTACCTTATCCCTAGCAACACCCAGAGCGGAGGCAGTCTTGTCGCCTAGTGCGTCGTAAATAGTCTGACCCAGATTGGCAATCTTGTCGCGAGACTTACCGATAGCATCTAGAGCTCGACCTGCAGAGGAAGCTGCGTTAGATGCTGATAGACCATTCCTAGTGAGAAAGGCCATAACGCCTGCTGTCTGCTCAAACGTCTGATTCGCTCTGACAGCAGAGGGCGTAACACGACCAATTACATTAGCAAAGTTACCATACGTGCCAACACCGTACTTGACCAAGTTGAACATGATGTCCTGGACCTTAGTAACATCCTGGACCTTCATGTGGTAGGAGTTCATAACACCAATAGTCGCACGCTCGGCAGTAGAAAGGTCTACTTGACCTGCAACGGCTTCCTTGGCGAAGTTTGTCAACAGGAACTGGGCCTGCTTCATGTTGACATCCATCGACGAGAAGATGTCATACAGGCCGCTCTGCACCTGATTGAGAGGGACAGCAATGCTGCGCGCGACGCTCAGACCTGCATCAGAGACTTGCTGAAAGGTAGCTTTGACACCGTACATCTGCGTCTGAGTTAGAGCGACTTGCCTATTGTAGTCTACAGCTGCTGCAGTCGCCTTGCCCAGAAACAAAAGTCCTGCAGCACCGACAGCTGCTACTCCTGCGCCGACAGCCATCAGAGCGTTGCCCGTACGCATCTGCTGCTCGGCAGCCTTTCTTGCTGACGTCTCTAGGTTATTGAAATCACCAGCAAGATTGCGAAGAACACCAGAGCCAAGATTCTGAGCCCTGACGATGAGAAGCACTTCGCGAACGCCCAGAGGAATAGCGACCGCCTCCTTCTCTTTCTCCTTCTGCTCTTCAGGACCGCTGAACCCTTAGCTAGGTTGCATGGGCCGCAGCTCGTCTGTACGTTTGCGTAACTATGCTCTCCTCCCCTAGCCAGCGGAATGATATGATCCATGTGCATCTTCCTGAACGGCACGCGCCGACCTGTGCACACTATCTTGAGTTGACAGCGTCCTCTGTCTCTCTCCCAGACTACACGTCTATCCACGTCCTCGACGTACGCACCCCGAAGCTTAGCACGCCTTCTAGGGCCATGTACATTTATACGCGCCTCCTTCGTGCGCGCGTACTGCTCAGGCCAATGCTGAGCATTGTAAGCCCTGTGGTATGCACGTCTCTCTTCACTTGTCACTAACGTCTCCCGCGATTCGCGTTCAGCTCCGTTTGATGCTGCTCCTGTGCCTGCTTTGCCTTGATCTCCGATATCACTACGTCCATACCGTACACTATGAACGAATCTTGATCAAGCCAGCCACCCGTATGCGGCAAGCAATGTAGCTCTTGACACGCATAGACTAGAGCAACGAACTGTTCAGCTAGGTCGCGGTCACGATCGTACCCTTGGGCAGGCGTTTGCCCTGCTTCTCTATTACTGCGCCAGACGACTGCACGAACTTCCCGTCGGAATTTGGGAGTAGCACATCCCAGTTGTGCAGGTCCTCGATGAGCTGTGCTATCTCCTCGCCGATCCTGCCATCGAGCAGAGAGCAGTCCGTATCGCTAGCGAAGTTGAGCTTGCGTTCGTTCTCGTCCTCGAGGTTGTGGTCGACGACGCAGGTCCTGAGCTCGAAGGCGGCAACGATGGTCTGCATTGGCCTAACATCCATCGACGCAGTCTTCTTGCGCTGGTCTGTTTCCATCGACATCGCCATCGCCATGTCCTGCCGGTGGAGACGCTCGCCGTAGGACATACGACGAAGCTTAACCCACCCGCCGGGGCAAGACTTGAGCTCGTACATCTCGGCTTCGGTTGATACTGTAGCCCTAGGCATAGATCCTCCCTCTGGATCAGGTTTCCCTACGGAGTGATGAGTTCCTGTGTCTTGTAGATGATGTCGTACTCGCTACCCGCCGAGTCGAGTACGGACTGATAGGTGATCGATGCACGAATCAAGTCACCGACACCTGAGAGCGGAACTTGATATACGTCCATGATACCGTTGAACACGTCGAACGTAATGCCGTTGTTAACGCCACTGGTGACCTGCACCGTAAGCTTCTGACCCGTCACGGCCTTGAATGCTAGGTAGTCGGTGTTGGTCAGGAAGTCACGCGTCGTCGTCATCTGACAGGTGCGCTGCCCGAACGAGGCGAACTGTGCACCTCGTGCGCTCTTGAGTCTGAAGTTCTCCTGTCCTGCATCGTCTATGTCGAACGAGAAGGTATCCATGTCGAATACCTGCGTCGGCGTCGGGATCTGAACGCTCCAGGAGCCTGGACCGTAAGGCACAGAGGTCGGCCAGACAGGCGTCAGAGCCGGAGACGGCGATGTGTCAGACAGTCCGAAGATGTCGCAGGCGTACTCGAGCAAGTTGTTGTTGACCGTGAAGGTCTGCTTGCTGACCACGCAACCGACGTAGCCGAAGATGACACCGTTTCTGACGACCGTGATCGACAACGTCTTGTTCGGTACAGCTACCGAAGTAGGCGTATACGTGTAGCTGAAGTTCGGTGTAGTTCCCGACTTGACACCGGCGGCTCTGCTGCACTCGGTGAAGTACAAGCAGCAGTCCTCGAGAGCCTCCATCGTAATGGTGCCCGTGACACTGTAGTCTCCAGGCACGACACCAATGCGCGCCGACGACTGACGAATCGGCGTACGGTAGATGTTCGTCTCCTTCAGCTCCAGCGTCTCGGAGAGAATCGGAACGAACTTCGTAGGAGGCACGTAAGTGCCTGCTACCGTTTCGAAGGCGACACCAAGTAGGCCGCCCGCGCCCATGCCATAAGGCATAACTAGCCTCCCTTCTTCGTCACCTTGGCGCCTGTTTCGACGTTCACGTTCACGTCTCCCTCGACAGTAGTACTACTATCGACGTTGACGTCGCCCCTGTTCTTGGTGACAGTGACACCGAGAATGTCCAGCGTGCTAGGGTCAGGCCCCAGCTGTTGCTCCATACTGAAGCCGCCGGTCTCGTTGAAGTCCGACATCACCTGAGTAGCGTTCATGATGCGGAACCGCATCACCTGATCGTCGTCGACCTCAGTCTCGGTCCCGTTGCGGAACGTGCCCAGACCATGAATGTAGATGTCACTGTCACCTACACTGGGGTGGTCGACTTTCACTGTGTAGGGCATATTCAAGCTCCCTTCTTGAGCTGTCGCAGCTCAGTTACGATCTCGAGCTTACGACTCCTTGCAGGCTCGGGAACCCTACACCCCTGCCCGTTACCGTAGGATAGGAACTCCAAAGCGAGCTCAGCTTGAGGTCGCTTCAAGCGTAGGTAGGGCATGGCTGCCTCCAGAAACGCTACGGTCTCAGCGTGCCGAAGACCCAAGTGCCAATGCTCCTTGCCCTTAATAGGCGTAATGGTACCGCCTATGACGCCTTGGACGTACTCGAGCTGTGCCAAGTCGCTCTGTCCAATCGACACCTGCAGAGAAGTATACCCTGCAGGGTTCACACGAGCAGCAATACAGCCCTCGCCGTCGAAGAATCCTGCGACGTACGCTATCTCTGCTTCTGTAGGCACTTACACCTCCTCCTCACGGGAGCCTAGTCTTACTGTAGGATTGAAACGTCATGCGGTTGCCCATCAACAGACTACCCTGCTTGTTAATTATGCCCGGCTCGTTCTGTGTACATATCGTCCATATGACGATGCCGCCAAGCGTCATGTCTGCCTGGACTATGGGCTCAATAGCGTCCGCAAGGGTCTGCGCAGAGTGAAGGTTTTGCTGCACGTCTTGAACCTTGCCAAAGTATACAAACACATAAGACTCAAACGTATTCTCCGTCATAAGCGAAGCGCCCTGGAAACCTCTGGACTTATTTCCAGGCGTAATGCAGACAGCAGGGGTCACGGGCAAAATGGTCTGGTCACCATAGTACGTTGCCTCTATGCCCAGGCTAGCCATATGTGCATCGATGGCAGCCTTGATAGCGGTAGCTACAACTTCGGCACTTGCAGTAAGAGCCATAAGCGCACCGTCTTTGCAGACAAGCCAGCAAGTCTAGCATCGATACGCTCTTGCAGCCACTGAGCAAATATGTTCTGGATGGCGTCCATATCCTCCGTCTGGAACATAGCGAAGGGCCTAGCGGGAATGTTAACAGCCTTCCCACTTCCACCACCACCCATGGCACGCAGCTCCTCGGGCGTAGCGAACTTGCCTGCCATAAGACCAGCTTCACGCGCGGCTAGGTTGGTCATAACGCCTGCGCCCATACCACTAAGCTCTTCTGGCGTAGCGAACCTTCCCGATATACGACCTGCAGCGCGAGCCTCGCCACTAGTCATAGCGGCAGCTCCACCGCCATAGCCTGCCTGGTGAATAGCACCGTACCAAATCTTGTCCGGGAGTGCCAAGATGGCAGCTTGCTTCTCCGTCACAGTCCACACGTTGTACTGCTGCATCGTTTTCCACAGGAGCCCGGAACGACGAAGCATTTCGTTCTCCGTGAACTTGTTTCTAGGGTCGCTAGCTTTGACGGCGATTGTGCCGTCGGCATAAGGTGCCCAGCCATCAGGACGCCCGTTAGCTAGGAAGTTTGCACTGATCGAGGGAGCAATGACTCTTTGGATAGATCGCTTAAGTGGCACTCGGAAAGAACGAATGTCCTCCTCAAGAGTGTTGAAGGACTTGGCTGACACTGCGATGGTGGGCTTGAACTCGTAGCCGATGTCAACTAGGCTGTCTAGCCGAACGCCTCCGCTCTGCATAGTAGGCATCAGAACACCATCCCCATCCCGAACTTGGCGGGGCCTAGAGACTGATCATTTAGGTCTGTGTTATTAACCCAGGCATCGTAAGTCGAACTTGCATCAGTTGGGTAGAAGACAGGAGCAGTAGCAGGACCGCCAGGCTCAGTCTCGGCAATGATCACACCACCGCTCAAGATGTCAGTGATAAGCGTCGCAGCCCACGTGCGAAGAACTGCACCGTAGGAGACCCTAGCCTCATTGGTCTCGACCTCCGAGTAGGAGCGGTCGTAAAGCCATCCGGCATAGATCATTGCGATGATCTGCCTGACAATCTGTGGCGTAGTAGTCGGATCGACCCAAAGCGGTACGAACTGACCGAACTGTGTCGAGAGCCTACCAAACACCTCTCCTGTGACCTGAGCCTCTAGAGACGGGTCAATTGAGGAGACGGAGAGCTTAGTAGACTCTAGCCATGACTGAATGTCACCCGTGGTTATGTGCGCGGCCACTAAGCTCTCCTTTCCTCCTCTTCTCTCCTACTTGTTGGCAGGCGGCGATCGTCTTTCAGGCGGTCCCTTCACTGCCGCCTTCTCGTCGACGTCGGCGGCACCTGGCTCGGCCTCCAGATGCGCTCCCGGTGGACGTGTCTGCGTACCGCTCAGCATTGCCAGTTGCTGCTCGAGCTCTCTGACACGTCGAGCCAGCGGGTCCTCCTCGACTTCGCCGGGCGGCGGAAGCAGATTCGGATCG